TAAATGTTTGCTCACCTTTTGGTTGCAGGGCAACAGCGTATGTTCCACCCTTTGGAGAAAATGTCCAGCTGCCTGCAGTAACTGCTGGGGCATAGTAGGGGTTGTCGACTACTTCGTATTGTGGAGGGGAAGTGTTTGGGATTGTCCTGGTAATCGTTGGGCTCCCCATTGCTCCATTTGCGCCATGAGTAAATGTTCTAGAGCCATTGAATATTGTTACACCAGTTCCGCTACCGTTGATTGAAGTGCCAAGTGTTCCAGTTTGCGATCCTCTAGACCATCCAGTTAGCGTGCCGTCTTCAAATCCAGCATTTGGTATAGAAACAGAACTGCTGGTAGCAGTTGCTGTCATTGGAAAAACCCAAGCTATTATAAATAGTAATACAAGGATCCAAGACCCTTTTCGTGGTTTAAATTGCAATTTGAAGCCCTCCATCAAATCACTAGTTATAGTAATGAGGAAAACCTAATAGTGCGGCGGCCTAATAGAAAAGACCCCAGCCGTTAAGCCAGGGTCTAATCATATGCCTCCGTTGCAAGGATATATATTATATCATACTAATCAATATCAAAGTCAGGTTCTGATTTTTTTATTGTGTCTAAAATTATTGATATAAGAGCTGCAGGCATTGCAAGCATCCACGCAAGTATAATCAAAATAATTATACCTTTAATCATTAGGAGAATATTGTTGGAACACTCAATAAAAAACTAAGGCCAATTAACCACAGGGCTATTGAAAATAACACTAGATAGGCAACAAGTTTTTTTATCTTCATGACAGTGGTAATACCTAAAAGAAACAAAGCAACAGCAAACATTCCTGTAAGCATTTGAAGTGTGTTACTGTTTCTTCCCTCATTTTTGGCTTCATTTAACCAGTAGTCACTATCGGCAAATCTTTTTTGGTACGGATCGTATAGTTCGTCCATGTAAGGTTTGCAGCTTGGTAGTTGCCCTTTCGGGTTCTCAATAAAACAAGGCATCGCAAACTCGTACAACTCGGCAGAGCCATTGAATGTCTTTATGTCCTCATAGATATCATCGGTACTAACACCGTCTACGAGTACACGGACTTGCTTGTCTTTCCATACGGTTAAGTCGTCTCTATACTTGACTTCTGCGGTTATCCACATATTATTTGCGTCAGCTAAAACAACAGCGTATTCAGAACTGGCATCTCCCGCTCTGCCCCCATGAAGAGAAGATTGAATTGCTGCCCAAGCTGTAGTAGTTGACACCAGGCCAAGCATGATGACAATTAGTAGTTCACTTGAAAACTTTTCTATTACCTTATGCATTTATTATGCACCTGGCTTAGGTAACGCTCTCCAAGCAGCCTCAAATTTTGCAGCGTCTTTTGCCATCTCTGGAGAAAGTTCTACATGCAACCACTGTCCGTCCAAAAGAACCAGCATTGTCGTCAGCTGTAAAAATTTTTACGCCCTTAGCACCTTCCCCGCGACTGCAGCGAAAGCCTCTTCCATAGCCCTTGTTCTTATCTTTAGTATTAGAATCAAATGCATAGTCGTGAATCTCTTCAATGCCGAGTGCTTCGGTGTTAGCCAGGAACCAATCCCACATAGCTACACCAGTCTTGCGATCTGGGTAACCAAGGTCTACAGCTGCTCCAGTTGCATGAACGCTGAGGTACTTCTCCATGCCTGGGTCACTAATCTTTTTGCCTTCTGTCTTAGAATTTCTCATCAATCGGGCAACATAAATTCCCATATTGGTGGCTTTCCACCTTTTACCACAAAGCTCTGCTAGTTTTTTAGTTCCTGGCTGTGCACCTTTTCCGTCAAAACTTGGATAATATGAATATTTTCTTGGCATTTTCTCTCCTATATAATGTATTTAACTATATAGTAAAGACTTTGACAAGTATTTAACCTTGGTAACCCGGCAAAATGCACTTAGGATAAGACCCATCTACCCAGTAATACTTTAATGGGAATCTATCAAATGGATCTATCCCATTTTCTATCCTATATAATATAGCTTCGTTATTCTTATATTCTTCTGAGTCATATTCAGTATGGGCAAAGGATTCTATCTTATTTCTTATCTTATCAGATTCTCCAAAGAATGAAAAATGCCAGCCACCATCTGGTATGACCGGTAAGGACATACCTCTTAGCTCTTGTGGAGTATTTTTTTTTAAGTTCTGCTTTGCACAAACGACAGGTCTTGCGCCCTGGTCACAATGAGGTGGGACTTGCCAGTTGAAGTTCCAAAAATATTGTTTAACATCTATTCTTGCTGGTATTATGTGCTCAGTTATTTTCTTTAATAAAGATGATTTAACTATCTCATCAGCATCAGATATAAGAACCACATCTGAATCATCTAATCTATCTGCGATTTGAGCAATGGCATTTCTTTGATAGAACTCTCTTTCCCATGAAGTTTTAAGATCATCAGGGAAATCAATCTTAATCCTAATAATCTTTTCCTTCCATTGGTTTATCCAATTAGGAAGGTTATCAAAATAAAACGGCTTAGGTTTTCCAGTGAAAGTTTGAGAAGATTCCACCACTACGAAATAATCTACTACATCACCAAGTTCTTCAAACCTAATCTGCATCATATCTTCTTCATTGTAGTACGTAAAGCAATCATATATTTTCATACACTAAAACACTTTCGTTCTGGAGCATTGAATATCTCATCATTTCTCTTGTGGCAAATCCATCTATTTGAAGAATTCTATTAAAGTCTTTAGCCCAATTACCAGGATTTATAATAAGAGCTTTTCCACCAGGCTTTAATAAAGCTTTAACCTGGAAAGCTATAGTTTCAGTGTTGGTGTCATAAGTTGATGGATTATAATTTATAGAAATGAATAAATCTGCATCTCCATAATCAAGGTATGGATCATTTAATCCAATCTCCCAAAATCTATATTCAAAAGAATCTTTATCTGGGCCTCTTTCAGTATGTAACTGGAAGGCCCCAATGCTATGTTGAGGAGTAGCCAATACTTCTTGTAGGCTACGGTCTTCTCCGTAGATAATTGTAAAATTTCTGTTAGGGAATACGTCTCTTATTATATGCGCTAGAAAATGATTATTCATCCATCTATTAGCTTAATGGTTTAATCGCGTCAACCTTAAGCCATCCCCAGTCGCTGCCTCTTTTAATGTCTATAACTTCAAAGCCCATACGATCAAAATCATCTTGTAGCATTCTGTGAGTTAGCCCCACAAAGTGAAAGTCAAATGGGTTCAACTGTTCGGCAAAGAATATCTGTTGCATTCTTCTATCTCCATCTAAAGAATCCATCGTTAATATCTGCTGACATGCTAGTAAGAAGTCTGGAACTTCAATCCTAATCATACCACCTGGTTTAACAATTCTGCACCACTCGGCTAAGACAGCTTGGTATTCCTTCCAAGGAAAATGCTCTAGACATTCCGAGTTATACACAATGTCAGCATAATTATCTGGAAGGTCAATCTTTCGTGCGTCACATACAACATCTACTGGTACAGTTTTCTTGTTTACGTGGTCATATAATGGAGTTGGATCGATATCAATATGAGTCCAATCTGGTCCTAGATAGGTTCTAGTGCCAATGACTACCTTAATTCCATCTCCTTGTGGGATAGTTTCTAATCTCATTAAATAATTCTTCCTCTATATAAATTTTGCCAACGTGGAACTTTGATAAGATCAACTTCACGCCCCAAAGCTGCTACATAAACTGTTTCAGGGTTTTCGTTTAGTCCTTTAAGTTCAGGCTGCAGCTGATACCACTCTTCCATATAGTGAGCAGTCCAATCTTCAAATCTTGTTACGTTAGGACTGTGGTATGTTACGTGTGGGCCTACAAAGTATTTATTCCACTTATTAACCCAGTTGACAACGCCGGCATTAATTCTTTCCTGAGCGTCTGGATTTCTGGTACTGTTAGCATCGTGAGAAACTACTACTGATGGATCAGCTACTATCTTCCAGCCACCTAGTCTTATTCTAGTTTGGAAATCTACTTCTTCTTGATGGCCAATCTCGGTATCAAATCCACCGATTTCTTTGTATCGCTGACGATTTAAAATCCAACAGAATCCGACACCCCAAAGTATTTCCATGTATCTAGCACGTTGGATTGGGTAAGCCCCACCATTTGGAAAGGCCATTGCTACTTCATGATTAGATTCTAAATAGCTAGCTAATTTTTCATCCCAACCATATGTTCTGACGTAAGCATCGTTGTCTAGATAGCCTACGTTATTAGTTTCCGCCCAAGCTAACAGCTCGTTTACTGCACCCACATAGCCTGTATTAGAGGTCATATATCGAGGTATGATTCTTGGCTCTTCACTTGCGTGACGCTCAAGTACTTCTTTTACCTTAGGGTCAGTCGACATATTGTCTACGACTAAACATCTCCAGTCAGTAGTGCTGTTGCGTCTTAATGCTGTTAAGCATTCGTCTAATTTTTCTGGATAATTATAATTAGAAATACCTAAATCTAATCTCACGGTTTAATCCACCACTGTTGATTCTCGTGTAAAACAAAACCTATTCTATTCATCATGGGAATCCATTCTGTCTCATACTTATTATTGACAGATAGGTGCATTGGGATGGAGTTACCGTGTTCTGCGTCTCCGATAGCAAATGCGTTTTGTGCTATAAAAACTCCGTCTTTTTTAAGACACTTGAAGATAGCCATAGCCCACTCTTCTACATTGACAACATGCTCCAAGAAGTCTAGAGCAACAACGGCATCAAAAGCCTTAGTTCCTAACTTGGGAATGAAGTTATCAGTAAAAAGTGTATTGATTTTTAATTCTGGTTTTTTATTAAATCTGTATTGAGCAAAGCCGGCAGTCTTGCCACCCTCTAAATCATGGTACGTGGTATTCAATCCTTCTTCAGCCATTCTTATGCTGAGCGTACCAATACCGTCGCCAATACTAAGAACGTCTTTCTTTCCAGAATGGAACAATCCCAGGGAGATACCTTCGCACATACCCTTGTAGTTGAATCCTTCGTCTAGATGATATGAGGACAACTCCCAAATATATGCATCTGTGTTTCTGTACCAGTTCAATAGAGAGTCTGGATCATCTACGTTCGTATTTGTGGATGTGAAGTCTTCTGCGACCATGTGGTGGTTAGCATGAAAGCCCAAGGCTAAGCGTTCTTTAGCTTTTTCTGCCGGGACATTTAAGAATTCTGATATATCGTTTGCTTGTGTTTCTAAGTTCATTTGTTTAATTTTTCCCATTCTAAATAACATTGTTTTAAGCCGTCCATATAATCACTCTTATAAAGAGCGGTTCCTTCTTTCCAAGTAGTATCTCTTGGTCTAGGTACGTCGCTTATAAAATGAGTATATGAAACTGGTTCAATATTAATATCTAGTTTACCATCAGAAGCTAGCTTTAGGTCACTCGCTAAAGAATATCTTGAACATCTAATTGGATTTCCTACGTGGACAATTTTATTTCCATCACTGCCACAGAGATTAACTCTATCCCATAAAACTGCAGCAGCGTCGTGTGCAAATACAGGAGAAAAGAATCGATCATCTACCTGAAGTTGATTAGGTTGTTCCATCATCATTTCTAATGGATTCTTTCGACCGACATTAGGATTTGGTCTTACCCCAATAACAAAAGTTAATCTAACTACTTCTGAATTATTGAAGAATAAAACTAATTTTTCAGCAGCAGCTTTTTGTTTTCCATACCAAGTAACTGGATGAGGCTTTGACTCCGGAGTGTACTCCGGGTTATCTCCACTGAAGATTCCTTGGGTGCTTCCTTGAATAAGGTATTTGTTGTTCTTATCTGCCCACTGACCAAGCTCTATTGGTAAATCTATATTGATTAGAGAACTGGCGTCAGGATTTTGTTCAACTAGGTCAACAATATTTTGTCCAGCTAAGTTAACAATGACATCTGGATTAAGTTTATCCAACCAAGAGCTTACGTCGTCTACCCCAACATTTAATTGGACCCAGTCTCCATCGCCAGTTCTTCTTGTATAAACCACATCCATATTATCTGGTTGGGTTAGCATCATGTGCTGACCAATTATCCCACCAGCACCGATCACTACAACTTTTTTATTAGACATTTTGTTTTCTCCACTTAAACATATTTCTCCAGTGAACCCACTGCCACAAAATCCACATAGCCATAAATCCTGGCTTGTCAAATATAATAGAATAAGCTGCCCAAGGAATAGAATGCAATGCTACAATCATATGGCCATACCATTTTTTGTTTCCAACTTGATAACTGCCGTAAACTCCTATGAGTTCCATGGCAAACAGTAGCCATGTCCAAGCTGATTCGCTCATTCTCTATCTCTATTCCATAGAAAGGACGCATACATCATAATAAGTCCTACTAGCATATACAATTTTATCATTGATTAACTACTTTCATTATAAGAAAACATAATCTCATTAGATCAGTTGTCTCTATACTGAAAATAAAGTCAACACCTTCTCTAGTGGTTATCTTCACACTGTGGGCTTTAATCAAGTCTCCTTCAGTGTTTATCATAGAAATAGACGGGGTCAAATTAACCCCGTCTATCATTGGCATGAAGCCATCAAATGAATTTTCTTCCGACATAGCACACCTTGCTTTTATACAAGGTATATTATATCACTTTTTTTTCTTGGAACCCTTAGCAAGAGTAGAAACATTTTTGGGAGGTTGTCCTTTAACACCTTTTTCTGGTGTTCCAGACTTTCTCTTTCTAGTAACTGCACTTTTCTTTTGAGCAGGCGACATAGCCCCTGCTTTAGCAGCTGGCACACATTTAGCATAGCCTGACCCACCAGCACCTGATGTGCCACATGGTTGATACTTGCCTCCCTTTTTGGGAGCACCAATATTGACCCATTTTTGATCAAACCATTTAGTTAATCCAACACCTTTAGGGCCAGCCATACTACTTCTTCTTTGCAGCTTTCTTGGTGGAGACGGTCTTCCATGTTCCTCCCATTGACTTATACTTCTTAGCTGCCCATGCATTAGCATAAGCAGAAGGATATACGTCAAACTTGGCTTTGGCCTGAGATTTTGCCGAAGACCACAAAGCTGACTTTGTAGGCTTGTTGACCTTAGCCATTATTTTTTCTTAGCTTTATTCTTTGCCATAATAGACTTCTGAATGAATGCTGGTAATTTCTTTTGTGCAGCTGTCATTCCTGTAGCTTTTGGTGCAGCCTGTGCTGGCTTAGCCATCATTTTTTTAGCGGATGCTTTTTTTGTTGCCATAGTATTTTTTCCTTCTTTACTTTGTTTACTTGAGTTTGATGTATCTGCTACTTTTTTAGCACCATACATAGCTGCCTTCATAGCTTCTTCTCTAGAATTAGAGCTTCTTTGTGCCATGTTGGGATTTGGTTGTTTCTTCATCATGAAGATTATTTGGTTGGCTTCTTCATTTTTTTATTGCTACTAAAAGTATTAGCTACAGCTTTTTTTGCGCTATACTTTTTATAGGCAGGAGCGGCTTTCGCACCATCCATACTATTATCCTTCTTTGCATTTCCTGCAGTTAAGATTGTATTGTTATCTTTATTAGCTTTAGCTGATTTATTAGCCATTTTTTTTGCTGCCATTTTATTTTCCTTTATTAATTTTTCTAAGAGTCTTAGCAAGGTTTGCCTGTTGAACTGTCAACTTACTATATTTACCTGGATTTTTTGTGACGGCTGCTGCCATACCTGCAACGGATTTTCCAGCCTTTTTAGCTTTCTTAGTAAAAGCTCCAGGTCTTTTAATGGCACCTGCTATCCAATTTTTTTCTGCTTTTTTTGCTACCATACTTACCTTCGTCTATCGTAAAAATGCTTGAGGGCGATACCACTATAGTACCACCCTCTTACACTTTTATTAAAATCGTTATTAACCGATTACTTTGCCCTTGGTATTCTTGATTGGACGCTTCGCCATGCTCATTTGACCGGCAGAAGCTGCTGGCTTAGGGGCTGAAGAGCCCTTCTTTTCAATGGTCTTGCCTTTTGTGTCTTTAATTGGACGAACACCCTGCTTTGCCTGACCCGTGCTTACGCTTGGATCTGGAGCGGAAAGGCTTCCACCCTTTGACATTTTACCTGTGGCTTTTTTTGCTGCCATTTTATTTTCTCCTTGTATAATACTAGTATTTATTTTCCACGATGAGATTTAAGATGTACATCAATCTTATCGTCGACTTTTTCAACTTGCTCATCTAAATGATCAAGTTTATGATGTAAATGTATGATATCATCTTTAACATTTACAAGCAACCCTGCAACCACGCCGTGGTCGTCTTTATTCTCTTTGCGTCCTTTTTGGACTAGAGCAGCGAGTACTCCTCCAATAGCTGCGATTAACGCAACTACTACTGCTGGATCCATGTCACTTACCCTTTGGGTTATTTCTCTTAGAGATAGCAGCTGCTTTCTTTTTGGCATCTGCTTTTGAGCTAGCACCCCAGGCATTGAGCGAAAGGAGAAGTCTAGTGGGTGATCCATCAGGCTTCCTTTCTGGACCAGGCATATTGCCCATACGAGCTAGGAATGAGGCACGTCGGGGATTGTCGCCAGCTTTTACTGGAGCCTTCAAGTTCATGCCTTGCTTCTTTGCAGAAGCCCTGCCTTTTGCATTGAGTCCACCCTTAGGGTTTTTTCCTGCGTTAGTTTGCCAAGCTGGTGATTTTGCCATAGTCTATCCTCGATTATGCTTTAGGTGGGGTTTTTGTTCGTAATCTAACATAAGGTGGCAATTTAACTTTAGCAGCTTGTACGCTCTGAAGTCCCTTGCTCAAAGTCTTGATAGACTTCTTTGCCTTATTTTTAGCCATTACTTTTTCTTTTTAACAGTAGGAAGGACACCCTTTTTTGTTGATACTGCCTTGCCATTGTCGTCAATGAAAAGAGTATTCATCATATAAGTATTCTTGTTATCTTTTTTTGCGGCTGTTTTTTTTGTTGCCATTAGACTGTGTCCCTTTTGCTGTAGCTATATTTGTCTTCTTTACTACTGGTTTAGGTAGTAATAAACCTGTAAAATTAGTTGTCCCCATCTTGGGAAGACCGCCAATAAAAACCTTTGCTTTAGATGCCATTATTCTTCCTCCACAGGAGCTTCTTCTTCAGGAGTATGTGGAGGAACCTCATGGTTACCTTTTGTAATTTTTCTATATTGAGCTAAAGACATAAGTTAAATAGTAATCAAAAAAAGACCTCCTTAAACCTTTTAATTGGCTAAGGAGGTCTTTATTTTCTAATTACTTTTCTTAGGTCTGCCTTTTGGCTTAGCTGTCTCACCAGAAGCAGCTGCTTTCTTAGCTGCTGGCTTCTTAGGAGCCTTAGGGGCCTTAGCCTCTACTGCGTCAGCCACTACCTTAGCCTCTTCAACTGCAGTCTTAATGACCTTAGAAGCAGCCTTATCGGCAACCTCAGCTATTTCAGCTATGTCTTCAGTCACTTTTTCAAGGAGTGTATTAATCACTTTATCTTGAGCGGATGTTGCATTTTTTTTCTTAAACTTTAAAAGAAAAGCCGTAAGTTTTTTAGCTAACTTTTTAATCATTTTATTTACCTCTTATTTAAATTGAATTAATTCAACTATATTATACACTAATTATTTTATTAGCGCAACAGTATAGTAGATAGATTAATTGTGTTATTTACCCTGTTGGCCATCTTTGATCAACATATATCTTTCGCCAGTCTCTTTTGAGACTAGAGAAAAACCATAAGCGGCTGCGTTAGCCACTGCTTCAGCTAGGGCTTCTTTGTCGGACGGATCGACATTAGCCATAGGAATAGTAATACCAGCGTAAATATCGACATTTTCAAAGTTGCCAATATTTACCTTTCTATTTACTCCACATATAAAAACTGGACTTGTTGAAATTGAGATTTCACCTGACATTAAATTTACCACCTGGTCTATTGGAGAACCCATACTCTCTTCATGGGCACTCTTGTTAATTTTTGGCATATATTTTTAAACCAAAACTTTCTTTTATTGCTTCCATTGTAGCGGAAGCTTGATCTTCTATCGACATAGAAGAGGAATCTATAACGGTAGAGACTAAATCTGAAAAAGATTCTATCTCTATTTCTGACCTATGGGCGTTTTGTTCATCTGTCATGTATGCCCCATCTCTATTGTAGATTCTTTGTTTTCTAATCTCATCAGAAGAATCATATCTAATAATTAAACTATTTGGTCGAGCGAGGATAGCTTCTGCTTCATTCTTGAACCTAACATCAGATATAAATATACAGTATGGCTTAGCTTGGTCTTCCTCTACTGATCTAACGTACTCTCTATGCATTTTAGCAGCTTTTCTGACTCCCCAATCAGAGAAACATTTTTCGTAATGACTTCTGCAAAGGTCGCCAGCATTCTGTAGGAATGTTCTTGGTTTACCACCAGAAAAATTTAGTGGCTCTGAATTTATGTCATGAACTAATTTGATAAAGTCATCGTAACTTGGTATATTTCCTATTGGAGAAGACCCATATACATCATATAGTGTCTCATGAATGCTGTACAGCTTTCTAGACTCAGCATTTAAGCCTTCTATTTTAGTCCTACTAGAGTACAGTTCGTATATCGGCATTGCGAAGAAAATGTGCTCCCATATAATGCCATCTCTAATATTATCAAAAGAAGCTTTGGGCACTATAGTTTCAGCAACTGAAGTTTTGCCAGTGGCAGCCTTGCCAGAAAGTCCAACTATAATAGGATAGTCTGGATTGTAGTTATATCTCATGGGTTCCATTATACCACTATTTTTCCTGTATTAGTTTTCTTGCTTCTAATTGATTTAGGAACTCATTAGCTAAAGCGTCTGGCTCCCAAACAAAGTTTCTCTGCACTTGCAGAACTCTAAACTTATACTCTTCTCTTATGTCCTGTATGGTCATTAACAAGGGGAGTAGTGCCTCATTCTTGCACTTCCACGTTCCGTTTATGTGATTAGCCACAACCGCAGAATCAGTGTAGATAATTGGATCTATGAAATCAGACATAGAACAAATCAATAAACCAGCTATTACGGCTTCATATTCTGCTTCATTATTGCTTCTGGCTCCAAGTCCTCTAGCAAACTGTGCTACTTTTTTTCTATTCTTATAGACTACTGCAGCGCAGGAAGCTTCGCCAATCTTCTTTTGCCCCTGTCCTCTAGAAGCTCCGTCGCAAAAGACTTCTATATTCATTATGAAACTTTTATGCCATATGCAATATTATTTTTTTGGGCCATGTCAACCAATTGACTATACATTGAATCAGAATCTACTTGATATGTTGTATCTAAGGAGTATTTTTTCTTATTCATTTCTACTTGAGTTGGAAAATCTAAGGTTTCTCTTTTTTCAGAGAAAAATTCCTCTGGAGAAGAAACTGATTTATAGTGTGCTACAAACATTGTCATCCTTAATATGTGCTAAAGTCAGATTCATTATAACTTCCCTTTTCTTCCCTATAGGAAGCTACTTGCATTGATTGAACTTTATCGAGCAATTTTCTAGCGGACTCGGAAGCTATTCTTGCAGCACCTTCCATAGATTCAGCCAATTGAACGATTGCCTCTGCTGTTATCATTGCCGTGTACTCTTCTTCTGCAGCCTCTAGGGCATTAGCTTCACGCTCTGCTTCGTTCTTGCCGGTTCTATTGGACTTATATAATTTCTTATATCTTCCCTCAGATAATTTATAGCTAGCTCGAGCCATCCCAGCAAATCTGGTAACTCTTCCATATACGTTAGAAGTTCTAGCTACTAAACTAGCTAAATCAGAGATTCCCATATCGATAGAATTAGTGTCTGGTATATTAACAAAATACTGATCAGCATTTGTGCCGTTACCATACGCTGTTATTATTTCTTTTATTTGTGGGTTTAAAAACTCACTTAATAAATCGTTTAGCTTCTCTATTGATTGAAGATTCATTAGCCCTCTGTTATTTTTAGCATGCCGAGTAGGTCCGCCATATCGTTATCCATTATAGCTTCTTTTACTTTGATTTTCACCTTAATCAGATGTTCTCTTACAGTATTTGGATGCTCGGTAACTATTTGTGCTATTTCTGAAGATTTTCTGTTGTCTACAAATCTCCATTTCAACAACTGTCTTTCTTGTATAGTCAATTGATCAAAGGGTGGATAACAAGTTTCGCCTAAAACCCAAAACTCGTTTATCTCTTCTGCTCCAAGTATTTGCTCTAAGCTATATTCTACCGGAGGAGCTTTGAATCCAGGCTGAGTTTCGCCTTCTTCTTCTGTGTTTACTTCATCAGACAATAAGGGAAAGCTCTTTCTTCCTAATTGATCTATCAAGAAGTTATCTACATTCTTTTTAAGCAGGTAGAAGAAGTAGCTGTATAGAAACCCGCTAAATGGTATAGGACCTTTTTCGGAATCTTTTCTTTGGTATCTAGTTATGCACTGGAAGAAGGTCATATTGACTGTTTGTCTGACATCTTCTTCGTCACCATACCTTCTTGCCATATAGTTAATGCCGTCGCAAACATTCGTTAACATGTTTAAAGCCGGCTGGGTTTAACTGATTCTTCATTAGATTAAATCTAACAAAGTTGTCCTTAATGAATAGTGATGTAAATCGCCTGATGTCATAGTCGGAGAGATTATACTTAGAGTAGTACAGCATTGTGACGTACTTGGTCAAGAAGTTGTTAAATACCTTCAATAACTCATTCTGTGCTTTTTCACTTCCAGCCTTGGCTTTAGTGATCAAAGCCTGCATCTCGTCTTCACTTAGAGTGTAATATTGTTCCTTGTATGAGGCCATTATTTTCCTTCCCAGAGGGATAATTTTTCCATATAAGCATTTCGTATATCTTCGTAGTATAATACATTTGGTATTTCTATTTCTTCTGCAAATTTCTTAGCTGCAGTGGAGTACTTGCTTATTATGAAAGTTAGTTTATTAAAATCATCTTCATAATATCTTTTAAATCTTTTGAGTTTGATCTTGCTTTTGTCATCTAAATATCCTTTTATTTCTACCCATTCAGAAGATTTATTAATATAAAAATCTGGGATATAACCTTTGGTTCCCCTTTTAACCGGGAACGCAAATGTGGTAGGTTCAAAATCAAATTGTATTTTGTATGCGTTTAAGATTCTGGCGAAGTTAGCTTCCCAGTTAGATCTTAAGTTCAATCCAAGGTCTTTCCTGTACCCGGATTTAGTGTTTTTATAGGCGTTTCCTTTAGAAGCTACCTTTTTCTCATCTTCTATTTCTAGAATTTCAGAGTCTATAAAATCTTGTTTTATTTTTTTAAAATCAGGATGTTTGCGAAGATTAGATAATTCCAAAAAAAAGTCTTCTGCGGTTGTAATTTCTGGCTTCTTCATGGTAACCTCTTAGTCATTAAGCATACCTACTAGTATACTTTATAAAAAAATAAAAAACAAGAAATTGCAACTATAGGTTGTTTTTCTTTTCCACAACAGATAGGATATCCACCATGAATACATTAAACACAATCATCAACAGCATCAGCCAAACAATCAACGAGAGCGTCATT